TTGTTTTTTGTTTTGAAAAGAAGACATGGGCGGCATGAACAGGGAGATTTCCATTTCACTTAAAAGGAGAATACAACGCATGCTAATCAAACACTTTATACCTCATTCTGGGCATTTGCAGATTGGTTGGCAATACTTCGGTGGTGTTCCTAGTATCACCCTGCTAGAGGCTGTGACTTGGTGGTTCAATTACTTTCAATGCGGTTCTCTCATAGTTACTGTTGTACTAATCCCCAATAGGAGTGTGAAACTCACTTAACTCCCCTTGCTTTGAAGGTTAACAATTGTGTCACCTACAACACACTCTTGTAAAAATATACGATCAAGAGTAATCGTCATGTGCACTCTGCGTCAACAGGCTTGTGACTGTCATGTGGATATATATGATACAACGGTTATTCCGGTTTCAATTTAATATCACTTCTAACATGGCCGCATTACACAACAGTGACAATTCACTGTTGGAGTGCACAATAATGTGGAATTTAACCCGCCACTACGGTTATTTACGCCCCAGCATAACCAACTTGTAATCCTGAGGTGTCGCGATCAAACAACAAATCAGTTATTGGTAATTCCCACTTGTCACCTAAAGACATAGTAGAAACTTTAGCTGAAAGAGCATCTTGCTTACCATAATCCCAATCATAAGTATTATTTAGGGATGACATTATCTCAATGGTTGTTTGATGCAGTTTCTTAGGACGCATGACATGGTCTTCAAATTGACGTTGAAAATGCGCTTCGTGCCCTTTGGTTAATTCGAGCACACGATCCAAAACACACTTTAATGGGGGTATGAAATTACAAGACCTCTGCAATCCCAAAGCAACACCACGCAACAAGCTTTCCCTTGTAACATGGATAGGTGGGTTAACAACATAACCAAACTTGGCCAAAACTTTCCCTGGTTTAGGACCAAACACCCAGCCCCCATCCGTCAAATACAAACGGTTTGAGCAGAACTCACAAGTATCCAGGCTTTTACGGTAAATGGCTTCACTATCGAAACCTAAACCAGCCATTCCAGACACCCATGGAAAATGAAATCGCTCTAAATGACGCAACAAATTATCATCACCTTGTGCAAGAATTCTGATAGATTTCTGTGATTGTTCCACAGTTTTACCAGTCCATTTGCAATATAAATAAAGGTGTGAAACAATATTGATAATTGTGTTCATAAGAGAAGTATAAGGATCTCCACTTTTACGTGTACCATCACACTTATACCGCCAACCAAATAATGTAGTTCCGTGAGTAGAAATATTTGCTGTCATCAAATCTAGAACACACCTTGGTGCTCCAAATTTACGACAAAGCCACACTTCATACTCACACCAAGGGCGGCGAATTGAGCAATCAAATTTGCCCAAATCGTCTTCTAATAATTCGCCTTCGAAATCAGCTATATGACTAGCTGCATCCTCAGGAGCGACACCACTTGTA